TGGTTGACGAAGCAGCACATTTTAAGCTGGTTGATGATAGCGTAGTATTAGATGCAATAGAGCCTATCTTACACACAAATAAATCCGACATATTTTTGGTATCAACACCTAGAGGACAGAGAGGATTTTTCTATGAAATTGATAAAAGTGAGAATGACTATAAAAAATTACATTATGATTACACAAACGCAATAGGTTGGATTTACACACAAGAAGAAATGGAAGAAGAACTAAAGCGTACAGATATAGATGTTGATCAAGAGTATAGATGTCAATTTACTTCGGCAAGATCCTCAATATTTGGTGTTATAGGTGACGAAAGTTTAGAAGATTATGAGGTTGAAGAATACTAATGGAAGTAAGCGATTTACCAACACTATTTCAGATATCGGTAGCACAAGAAACTAATGCACAATCCATAGAATCACTTCACACATTATTTAACAAACAACAAGAACAGGTTGAGTTTTTACTATCACAATTATCAATACACAGGCAATTAATAGAACAACAACAATTTGTAATAGATGAATTGGTTCTCAAAATTAGTGAGCAAACGAAATGAGAATTGCAGGCATTGATAGTGGTAAGCGTAGAGATAGTTTTGCTTTTTGTGGCATAGAAGTCAAGAATGACAATATCTACATAACAGGCGTAAAGACTTGGCTTGGTAGAAATTACATGGAAGTGGAAAAATTAATATCAGATATACATGACAGAACGCCTTTTAATTTTTACTGTGTTGAAATTAATAATACAGGCGAACAAGTTTTTGAAGAATTGAAATACAGATATAGAATACCTAATGTTATTCCTACATTTACAAGTGCTAATGTAAAAGATCAATCTAAAATTAATAGTGGAAAAGTCATGCCTAAAAATCAAATGACCATGTGGTTAGCACGAATGTTTCAAAATAATAGAATAAAATTTCCCAAAAAATCAAACAAGCACGTTGATGAATTAAAAAGACAAATCTCAATATTTAGTGAAGTTATTACAGAATCAGGTTCAGTAAGTTATAGAGCAGAAGGTCAGGAACACGATGATACAGTAATGGCATTAATGCTTGCTTGTTTCATTGGTAGGCATTATATCAAAAATAATGAAGGATTTAGCCAAGGATTACAAATTACAAGCAGAAAATTTGATCAAGGTCAAGAAGATATCTATGGCACAGGTGTACCAAGTTATGCTGAATCACTACATAGAGAGGTATTCACACCATGAGCATAAATTTAGAATTGACTTTAAAGGATTACAAAACTATCCTTAATTGGTACGAATTAGCGTTTGCAAAATCACAAGCACAAAAAACATCTGATGATGTGACTTTTAAAAAAATATCAGTCATGTGTTTGGCTAAATTAGACGAATTAAAAGACGATGAAGAATAAAGATAGTGGATTAAGACGATACGAAAGATATTGTCGAGAATTAAATGAATTGGAAAAAAAGCGTAGTAGAAAACTTAAACAAATATTAGAGTTGAGAGATAAGTTAGGAATTAAGCCTGATGGCGAGTAAAAATTATGAGATTGGTAGGCGTTTTGAATATCGTGTACAAAATTGGTTAAGAAAAGAAGGATATTATGTCCAAAGATCATACGCAAGTAAAGGCTTGGTTGATTTAATTGCAGTACCACCATTTATCAAACTAGGTTGGTCGAATATTCCTTTAGGAATACAAGCAAAGAAAAATGGATATGTTCACCCATCTGAAATGAAAACATTGTTGGAATGTAAAAGTAAATGGCAGATGATGATTGTTATAGCATGGTCAGATAAAAAAAGAAAGTTGAGATTTAGAACAGTTGATGGTATAGAAATTCCATTAGAATCATTAAAAGCCAAGTAGTTCTCTTTATAGTCATTATGAGTAAAAAAACAATGCCAGCTAAAGCAAAAAAGACCAATAATACTTCTAATAAATTTATAGTAAATTCTGAAAAACCATTTCCCACAACAACAAGTAATTCAAAATATGCAAGTGCATCTAAAAGAATGTCAACAAGTGATCATTTGTATATGTATTCTAATCCAGCTTATACTGATCAAGAATTAGAACAATTTGAAGATGTTTGGGGCAGTTCAGTTTGCGGTGCAACAATAGATAAATTGATAGAATATACTTTTGGTGGTGGTATTACGCCTGTATTTGAATTAAAAGACGAAACAGGCATGGACGATGAGCAAAAGAAAACAGAATTAAAAAAATATGAATCAGAACTAAAAGAGTTAAAAGATTTTGATCAAAAAATGAGTTTTGAAAGTAAATTAAAAGATGCAGCCACAATGGCAATAGTATTTGGCAGATGTGTAATGGCTTATGAAGGCAGGGGTTTACCAAAAGCAATTAAAATAATACACCCAAGAGATTTAGGTAGAATTTTTATTGATCAAAAAGACTGGTCATTGGAAAAAGTAATCACAACTTTTCCATCAGATGAATTATTACCAGATGAGATGATTTATCTCGTTAATCGTCCTGATTCACCAAGACGTAGGACTATGTGGTATGGATATTCAGAAGTACAAAGAATAGTTGGTGCAGCAAGGGCTTGGCGTAGAATTGTAGAGTACGATATGCCTGAAATTGCTACAAGTATGTGGGCAGGCTATGGAATGTTCTTGATTAAAAAAATGGGAAGATCAAAGGCAGATGCAGAAAACGATATGAATACATTGTTATCTTCACTAAAAGCTGGTGCGTTTAATGCTGTAAGTGTAGATGCAAACGACGAAGTAGATTTCCAAAAATTAGACCTAGAACCAAAAGTTAGAGAGATGGTTGATTTGGCTTCATTTTATGAGAGAATTATTATTGGAAACTTTGCAGTACCATCTGCTTTGCTCGGAAGAGAAGAAGATCAAAATCGTGCAACACTAATTGGTAAGATTCAATTTTTCCTTAGTGGTGTAGTAAAAGCAAGACGAGAATGGATTAGTGAATTGGTGTCAAAACAATGGTACGAAAGAAACATGATTAAGATGGGCATGGTTGATTTATTAGAAAAGGTTGAAGTTAAAGCAGAGTTTGAAAATATAGTTGTAGAATCATGGTTTGATTTGGTCGATTCTGTATTAAGAGTAAAAGGAATATTTCCTGATATGCCTGACGATCAGTTATTGGAATTACTTAATCTTGAGGAATACAAATCAGAATTAGCACAAGCACCAACAAGAACAACTAATGTGCCACAAGGAAACGTTCCATTAAATTCCCCACAAGATGTTTTTACAAAATCACTCAATAAATCAATTAACAATACTGATTCAATATCAGCAAAAACAATAGACGATAGTATTATCAAAACAGCTTTAGATGCAAAAAAGCTGGAAGTTTTAGATAACCTAGATAAAATGATTAAAGATGAAGCAAAGTCAGCTAAAACTAATAAAAAAAGCAGTTAGTGTTTTTACTCTTTTAGATGAAGAAAAACCACCTAAAGTAGTATTCACAACTCAAAGAGACAACCGAGTTGATGATAAAATTTGTATAGAACTAGCTGGCATAGCCTTTGATATTGACGATCCTTTACGACCTGTAATTCCAATCGACACACACCCAAATTGTAGATGTTATTATGTTGATCAAAGTACAGGGGAAATTGTCACAGATATATCTAGTATTAGGATTAAAGAACGTGGTATGCCATCTAAGAAGCTTAATGATATTCAAAGAATTGAGGAATTAACATTACATAAAAAGAATCTAACAAAGAAAAAAATAGATTTGATCATAAAAACTATGGAAAACAATGAAGCATGGCAAAGTAAATCAGCTAAAGCCGAAAAAATAATAAAGTGGTTAAAACAGATATGAACGATAAATTAGCCCATTTTATTGTAGGATTTATGCTAAGTATTTTGGGATTTATTCACTTTCCTCTTATTTTATCAGGATTTTTCTTTGCTATTGGGAAGGAATTATTTGATATGTTGGGAAATGGTACACCAGAAACGAAAGATGCTATTGCTACTGCTTGTGGTGCTGCAATAGCTAGTGGAATAGTTCTGTTATCTCTTGATTTGGGATTTTTATTATGGCATTAATTGAGTTTGAAAACGAAGATAAATATTTTGTAAAATTTTTTCTATTAGATGCTACATTAAATCTCAATAATTGGGGCGTGACACAAAAGAGTTTAGAGGCTAATTTAGAATCATTTATCGGTAAACCATTTGTTTTAACACCAGAATTTAATCACCCATCTGCTACTGATGGTGATAACTTATTAGTAGAGCAAGAAAAATTTAGAGTAGGTGATATAATTAAAGTTGGAATTGAACCACGTACAGGCAAGGCTTATGGTGTTGCCGAAATTACTAATGAGAATGCTAAAGATATACTAAAAAATGGTGAAGTTAGTTTTGTATCACCAAGCATAGTATTCAACAACAATGATGAGTTGGATATACATGGAAATGCTATCATAGAATCATGGGAAGGTGCTCATGTAGCAGCAGTAAAAGAACCAGCATACACAGTCAATAAAGCCCAAATTAAAGGTAAATGTGCTGGAAGTGAAGGCAGTTGTATGACAAGTTTAAGCAAGGTTGAAGCCAGTTTAAAGAATTATGAAAAGGCTACTTGTAATTGTAAAGAAGCTGGACACCCTGAAGATAATTTACCTAATGTGAAAAGTAAAGGCAAAGATCCAAATGATAAACCAAAAAACAAAAAGAAAAATAATAAAGGAATACCTCAAAAGAGATTTAAAAAAGTAGTTGATTTTATAGATGATTTTGTCACTAAAAATGATGAATTACCAGAAGTTGATCATATCGCAACTGAATTAAATGTGCCAGAAGATCAAGCAGAGCATATTAGAAAATCGTATTCAGGCATAGTTATGGAAGTCACAACTAAAAATAAAAAGAAGATTATAATGCCTAAAAAGACTGAAAATAGTTCTCATAAACTAAAAAAATCCAAAAATGCTAACAACATGAAATCGAAATACGCAGAAGAGAAAGACAAAGACGAAGCCGAAAACGAAGAAGAACACGTTAAGGCAGAGGATATGTCCAACCCTGAAGAAAAGCGTTTTGACGAAGAAATGAAGAAAGGCAGAAAAGCAGAAGATGAAGATAAAGACGATGAAGAAGCCGAAGATGAGAACAAACTTGACTTGACAGATAGACAAGAAGAATTTCTAAAAGACAAGAAAGAATCCTCATTAAGAGCAGAGATCAAAGTTTTAAAATCTGAATTGAGAGCTATGAAAGCCAATTTCCGAAAAGCACAGATTGAACCTGTAATAGATTCAATTCTTGAAGCAAAATCCAAACTCGGTAAAATCAACGCAGAAGCCGAATATAACAAACTAATTAGACTAGACAATGAAACACTTGCAAGTCTAAAAGCTGATTACGAGAAACTTAGTGAGAATATCTCTACACCAAGATTCGAAGTAAAATACGCATCTGTTGATTCCAAAGCTGGCGATGAGATTCTAAAAAGAATCAGAGGGGGTTTTAACTAATGGTAGCTTCAATAGGTGCATTGGCAAGATCGACAGGTATCGAAATTGCTTCATTCAATGTAGCAGCTTCCACAACTATTACCAAAGGTAAATTAGTAGCATTAAATGCAAGTGGACACGCAGTTTTAGCAACAAACTCGGTAGGAACAGTAGCACGAGGAAAATTCGTAGCCATTGAAACAGTTAATAATTCAGCTGGTTCAGCAGGCGACTTAGAAGTAAGATGTGCCATTGGAAACACCTATGTTTATGTTGAAGCAGGCGGTGCTATCAAAGTTGGCGAAGCCGTAAAGGCAGATGCAAACTCAGATGCAGTAGCAGCAACAGGTATATTTGCAGCCGAAACACACGTAGGTAGATATATCGGACATGAGAATGAAGAGAGAGATCCAACTGATGCAGCCGACGGAGATACAATAATTGTGAGGTTGGGATTGTAGATGGCTAAACCAAATACAGCAATTACTTACTCACCATATAATCGCAAGTTCTATCAAGGATCTTGGGATAAGGAAGGAACTGACTTTAGTAAAGACTACAATATGACAGCCATTGCTAAATTAAATCCTGAATTAGAAATGGGTGATGGAAGAATTGAACCAATACACTATGAAACATTCCGTCAAGCAGAACGTGACTTTAAATCTGGTAATATAGATGCAACTTCATTAGCAAATATTACTGTGATAGACCTTTTGTCAGAAGTTATTCGTAGAGAATGGCGTGACTTTAATGCTATACAAGCAGTAAGGAAAATCCCAGTACCAAAGCTACAGTTGAACGTTCCAATTACTAACAAATATTCAGCTAGTAAAAAAGTACCAGAACTTCAAGAAGCAGATCAAAAATCTAACACATTCACTCAAGCACAACTTAGATTGTGGAAGAATGTAATTAGCATTTATGAATCTGACGAATCCCAACTAAAAGGAACTATCGAACCTTTACAATTTGAAATCGACCAAGCCGCAGGTGCTTTAGCACAAGCAGCTAACGAACAGATTGTCACAGAGATCGAATCCTTAACCACTCAAGCAGCTGGTGATTGGGGTGCTATGGTCACAGCAGGCGACTTTTCAAACAGAAATCCTCTAAACGACTTAGTAGATGCAGTCACAACTATTACATCTAATCACTTTAGACCAGATGTTATTTGTATGCACCCAAGAGTTGTTTCAGATTATTTGTCTAACACGTATATTCATGCTAGTACAAGACCAGATTCAAGAGAGTTTAGTGGTAAATTCCCACTAGATAAAATGCCAAACATTAACACAGTTGTTGATGTTGGATTTACTAACACAGTAGCAACTATCTTTGATAGTAGAACTATGTTGTTAGGTGAAGGACCAACTATTGCAGAATCCTTTAGAGATCCATACAGAGGTGCAGATGGCTATGTAATTAGACAATTCTTGCAACCAAAGAAAACAACTAACGACGCAGGCAGAAAACTCACAGGTTGTTCAGCATAGAATAATTAACTAACGGAATTTAATTCCATTCCTTTTTTCTTTTAAACTAACAA